GTTCAGGACGCGGTTGTAGGTGTCAATCATATGCCGGGCCGACTCCATCGCCACGGGCTTGAAGATGGCGACCCGCTCGAACCGCCGCGTAAAGATGTTATGGTGCCCGAGCTCCCACGCGAGCGCGATCTTGCCGACCGAGAACCGCGACGTGACCGCCTTCGCCTTCCGGCCCTTCTTGGCTTTGGCCGTGACCGTGATGCCCTCGGGGATGCCGACCTTCGTGTACCAGCCGTTGCCGCCAAACGTCGGCTCCTCCCGCTGGACGTGCTGGACGACCTGCGCCGTCGATCGGAACGCCTGCGACGTGTAGTAGCCCTTGAAGAACCGCCGCTTGAGGTTGCCCTCGTACACGTTCGCCGCCGCGTCCAACGCCATCCGCGAGGCGTCGCGGTACTGCTTCAAGAACTGGGGCGACAAGTCGCGGACGACGACCGACATCAGGCCTCCACCATCGCGGCTCGCAGGCTCTCCAACGCGGCCCCCGCCGTGGCCCCGGTGCGCGTCAACGTCCGCTCGGTCCCGATCCACCGCAGGCCGACCCCGACGTTGCCGACCGGGAACGCCTCAAGACTGCCCCCGTATTGGCCCACAAACGCCTCCAGACGGGCCGAATCGGACGGCCAGACCCCACGGCTTCGGATGTCCGAGCCGCACATCTGACGGGCATCGACGCCGTAGGACTCGATCACCGGATAAACCCGACCGCCGACAGGGTGAGGCTCGTCGCCGTGACCGCCGTCGTGTCCGTCTCGTTGCGGACAAACACCGAGATGGTGTCGTTCTGCGATGTCGGTAGCAGAGCGGTAATCGAGAACCCGTAGCCCTTGCCGGAATCCGAGAGGATTGCCGAAACGTGAATCCCCGTAATCGCCACGCCGTTCTTGGCGAACGTAATGCCAAAGGTCTTGTTATTGGACGCACACACCAACTCAACGTTGGCGGTAATCAACAGCACTTGGTTGACCGCCTTCGTCGCCCGCAACTCGTTGTTCGAGGCCTGAGAAAATCCGTCCTGACCAAGCGTGGTGTCAAGCGCGGTCGTCCCCGCCAGCTTGTACCACGTGTCGGTCAGCGCGAAGGTTGTCGACGCCGACGCCGTGAGGTCCAACTGGCCTCGGCTCGGGAACAGCGAGACCACCACGTCCCGGATATCCTCGGGCGAGATGAGGCCGGTCGTGTTATCGGGAAGCTGCGCCAAGAGCGCAGAGAGAACCTTCGGGGTCTCGGCCATCAGTCGTAGCCCTCGTCAAAGCCCAACGTGAACGCGCTCGTCGCGTCCACCAAGTGCACCCCGTCCGCCACCGCGTCGGGATCGTTCGCGATGAACTCGGCGTAGGCCGTCGGGTCCACCTCCTCCAACGCTAACTGCTTGCACCGCATCTGCCGCACCTCGACCACCGAGCGCACGAAGTAAATCACCGTGTCGCCCTCAATCTTGACCACCCCGAACGGGTCAACCGGCACATAGTCAGCGACCGTCGCCGTGAGCGTGGTCCGGCTGTCCGTGTGGCCCTGCGGCGCACCCGCCACCGTAAACTGGTTCGCGGTCGCGTCAATGCGCCCCCAATAGACCCCGACCTTCGTGTAGAGCGGACGCTGAAACCCATACGCCCCGTCGTCCGAGCGCGTGTAGAACCCGAGCCGCTGGTCCAGCAGTCCCGGCGCGAGGTACATCAGCCCACCGCCACGGGCAGCTTGAGCGCCCGAAGCACCTTCAAGACCCGCGCCGCCGTGTCACGCGAGACATCCCACGTGATGCTCGTCCCCGCCCCCGTCTCCGAGGCCGCGTTCGGCGTCCGCTTTTGGTACAGGTCCGCCGCAAGGTCGAGGATACATTGCGAGATGACGGGCTCCCAGAGCGTGTAATGTTGCGAGAGCGAGAGCCCGCACGAGGCCGTAATCGTGTAGCGCCCGTTCGAGAACGAGCACCCAGCCTCGGCGTAGATGACCCCCGTCGCCCCGCTCACCCAATAGTCCGTCGTCGGAACCGTCACGCCGTCCACATCGGTGATACTCACCGCCGCAATCGGGCGGCGCGGAAACACGAGCGAAGTCACGGGTCGGTCCGCGTCCGTCTCGGCGCGGTCGATATATGTCTGCGAGACTGCCGTCACCGGGCAGTCAATCCAGAGTTCCACCTGTGCCTGTGCCCTCGCAAGAAGGGCCGTCAGAAGCGTGTTCTCCGCGTTGGACTCGATGCGGAGGTAGGACTTGAGGTCCGTTACGGTTGGGAGAGCCACGCAAACTCCGACGCAGGCGGGTGGTCCGGATCAGCAATCAAACCTTTCTGACGCCAAACGGTCGCCCGTTCAGCGGAAATCTCAAACGCCTCGCCGGGGAGCCGCCGAACGCCATCCACCTTGCAGGCGGCGATCAGCGTCACCCGGACAGGGTCGGACGAAGCCGTGGGGGGCGTCCCCCCCACGACCTCACCCGTCACCTTTGGCTTACGCAGCCGGCTCATCCAGCACGACGAACGGAGAGTGCTCGTCAACCTTCGCGCCCGCGACCGTCTTGTAGGCGTAGGTCGAGGTCGGGAGCGGGATGCCACCAGCCCGAGCGACGAAGCGGTACGTCGTGATGTCCTGCACAAAGCTGTAGTGGATCGAGGACTCGACCGTGAGGGCCTGACGGAGACCCATCGCGTAGAAGTCGCCGTTCACGAGAGCGACATCGCCCTCGGTCCCAAGCGTCGGAAGCAGGTCAGACACGATGACCGGGAGCCCGAGGAGGGTCGCCGGAGCGCCATCCCGAAGGTTCGGGAGGAAGCTGACCATCGTGTTGTTGGTGGTCTGCATCGCGAACAACTGCGCCAGCACCTTGCGGCTAATCATCCACACCGAGTTCGGGCCGTGCGTGTGCGCCTGATACATCTTGAAGGCGTCCGCAGCGGTGAACGTGGTAGCCGTGGCGCGGGGAACCTTAATGAGCGCCCCGTTGTTCGTGTTGAACGCACCGAGCGGCTGGCTCGAGCCGGTGCCGTCGATGGTGATATCTTCGTTGATTTTGTTGATGGTCTGCCCACCGACCGCCGCCGTCACCTCGGCGGGGAGCTCGCCGGTGAAGTCGTCGCCGAGGAGCTCGTCACCGAACTGCGTGATGGCGGCGTACTTATACATCGTGAGGAGGCGCTGACCGAACGACGGCTCGCGGCTCGGCTTGGTGTCACCCTCGCCGACGATGGTCACGTTGGCAATCTTACCGGCCATCGGGCGGTTCAGGGTCGTCGTGCCCTCGTCCTGAATGAGGTACGGGATGCGGAGCGACCGGCCCGGCACGTTGTAGCGGCGGGCGTACTGGAACAGGCCCGGCTGCACGTTCGTGGTCGAGAAGATCTCCGGCACCTGCGTCAGCGGAAGGAGGTACTCGCCGCCGTTGGTGGAGCCGGTGATGGTGCGGGTCATCAGGTCGACACGCTTGAGCGCCTCGGCCTCCTTCGCGTTCGCCGGACCCTTCGCGACAGCGCGGAGGTACGCGCCGACGCTCTTGAAGCCCTTGACGAGCTCGGCCCGAACCGCTTCCTGCGCGTCCTTCATCCCGACGAACTCACCACGCTCGGCACCAGCGTCCATACGGACGAGGCCCTCGTCACCGCCCTGACGGGCGATTTCGGCGTCACCGGTAAACTCGGCGGCGGCAGCGGCCCGCATCTCAAGGGCACGGATGTCGGCGGTGCGCTTCTCCACCTCGTCCGCCGTGAACGAGGCGGTCGGGTCCATCAGGTCGGCGCGGAGCTTGTGCGCCTGCTCGCGGAGCTCGTTGGCTGCGCGATTCTTGGAAACCAGCGGGGTTTTCATTGTCGTGTATTCCTGTGTCAAGCGATGAATGTCGAACGGACCGCTGTGGTCCGCTCCTCCAACGTGGCGTACCGGGCCGTCGATGCGGTCGAGGTGGGCGTCGTTGTCACGGCAGGCGTGACAACGGTGGCCGTCTCGGAGCGGGTCTCGGGCTGGTAGCGGGACAGCACCGCGTGGCGATCACTCTCGGAGAGCGCATCCAGAGCGACGCGAGCGGCAAGAATGAGCAGGTCCGTCTCCGTGCGCTCGGCGACGACCTCCTCGGGGATAGCAGGGGTGGAGCTTTCGTTCCGGGCCGACGCGACCTCGGCTCCCGGCACCGCAGGCATCGGGGTGATGGACACCTCGCGGAGCTCAATCTCGGTGAACCGCTCGACGGGCTTGCCGTCCACGGTCACCATCTCGGAGGCTCGCGGGATGAACCCGATAGAGAACCCGGTCGACGCACCCGAGGCGAGCACGGCCTTGACGTACTCCAGCGCGGCTCGGCCCTCGGCAGTATCGAACACGTCGGCGGTCATCAGGAGGCTATCGCCCGCATCCGTCATCGACGTGATAACACCGACGTGCGCCTTCGACGTGCGCTCGTGATCCATCAGGAGCGGCACCTTGCGAGCGGCCACGCGCCCGTCGATGGACCGCTTGGCGCACTTGCGCGAGAACATCGTCTGATAGGAGTCGATGACCTCGTAGGTCAGCGCGACGCCCGAAACCCGTCCCGCGATACCGGGCGGCAAATCGTCCTCAACACGGACGTGGAGAGCCGTGTCGGTCAGGTGCCAGAGCTTTTCGCGGTTCGAGGTCGGCATCAGTTACTCCTTTGGGGCGATGTCCGGCTTATCCTGTGCAGCCGGAGCAATCTTGCGAGCGAGCGCCGTCACCGCTTCGGCCACATTCAATCCGCCCGACTTGCAGGCGATATCAAGCAACTGGAGCAGAGCGGTCGCTTCTTCCTTCGTGAACTCGATGGAGGTCATCGGATATCCTCGGTGGGTAAACACGATCCCGTCCTATACGGGCTCGTCAGAGTAAGCTAACACACATCGGCAGTTGATGACCTCGTCCGCCGCGCCGGTCGGGTCGAGGGGATACATCAGGCCGTTCGTGAACGGCTGGTCGATGGCGATGCGGCCCTGCGCCATACACGCGGTATGGGTCTCCCGCGTCTCGGCGTCCGAGAAGGCGAGCCACTCCTTCGTGCGGTAGAGGTCGCCCATCTCCTGCGCTTGGTCCCACGAACCCTGCGAGAGCGCCCCGGCGGACTCGGTGCGCGCGATCATCGTGGACCGTGCATCCACCCGCTCCTCGCCATACACGGCGCGACCGACAAGGCGGGAGGTTTCCGAGACGGTCAGTCCGGCCCGCTCCGACGCCTCGATGACCGCCAAGACCTCGCGGGCGGTAGTGTCCCCGATGAGCTCGGCGAGCCGTGCGGCCCGCTTGCGAATCGCCTCACGGACCGACGCGACGGAACGCCCGGCCAGCCCGGACTCCTGCACGTCGGCCTTGAGGTCGGCCCCGACCCCGGCCACCTCGGTCGCCCCGAACGCATAGGTCTTGGCGACGAGCGGGGTGTAGGTCTCGCGCCAGTTCTCCTCGAGTTCCCCATTCACGCGGTATGCCTCGCGCACCCGCTGACGGGCCGTGGCGAAGTCGCCAGCGGAGGCGATGGATCGCGTGACCTTCGGGCGTTCGGCGCGGAACAACGCCTCGGCGCTCGCCTTGTAGGTCTGCTCCGTGCGGTCGAGTTCCTGCATCGCCCGCTCCCACATCCCGCGCTTCCGGCTCATCGCCTCGTCCGGCGCGGGGGCTGCTGGGGCTTCCGGCGCTTCCTCGGGTGGCTCGAACGTCACCGCCGCGGCAATCATCTCATCAATCAACGCCGAATCGATGTTTGGGAACGCGGCCAAGAGCATCGCCTTGACCGTCTTCGGCGGTAGCTCCTTTTCGACCAGCGCCTCCAGCACTTCCATCAACGCTTCAATCTGCTCGCCGTTGAGCGCCGTATCGGCGAACGCTCTCACCTTGAGGCGATCCAAATGACGCACCGGCGCGGGCGCGGCCTCTGGCATCGCCGGTTCGAAGCCCTGCATCCCGGCGAGCATCTGGTTGACCAGCGCCTCCGGCACCATCGGGAACGCGGCCTTGATGAGCGCCTCCACCGTCTCGGCTGGAAGCTGCTTGGTGCCGAGTTGCGTCAGCATCTCAACGAGCGAGGTCACCTGTGCGCCGTTGAGCGCGAGCGCCTGCACGTCATCCACAACAGGCGCGGCAGTCGGCAACCCTTCCGGCGCAACAACGGGCGCATCAATCGGCGTCTCATCAACCGGCACAACATCAGCCGGGGGGGTCTCGTTGTCCGTCGCGGGCGGCTGGTCGAGGATGGTGGACGGGTCA